ATAGTCCCAGAAGGCTCTTTAGACGCGCTAGGAGCCCCTGTGAGAGCCGTAACTCCAAAGACTGTACAAAGTACTAGCCCAATCAATTTCTCTGCTAAATAGTTCATCTTTTCTCCAATGGTATGGGCACGCCCCATGATGAAGCGTGCGATCTGAATGCAATTTGTCCTAGTAGGTACTTGCCCGATTCAGGTTCTGTGAAGATCTGTACGAGGATCTCTTGTCCGTTATCCATCACGCCTACATAGACGCTGTAGTCAAAGAACTGTGGTTCACTCATAGTCACTTGCCTTCCGTCGGTAATTCGACCTTAGGGCATCGGTCAAGCTTTAGGTGGGATTTCCCCGAAGACCTTTAGGAATGCAGCTTTTACCCAGATCACTGAGTCTGCAGCTTGTGGTGTGATCTCAATGTGGAACCAGTCTCCCGGCACGCCATGAAGTGTTGGTTTGTCATAGACCTTCCACGCATAGCGGTCACATCTCCATGCTCTTCCGTTCGGACCTACATAGTCGAGGATGCACTGGAGACCGAGGTCGTTCGCATTGGCAACAAGCTTGTCAATGAACACGAGAGCTTCTTTGCGTCCAGCGTTCGGATGCTTCTCACTATTGCGATATGAAAGATCTACAGCTCTGCCAGTCGCATGAACTGAAAGCGATCCGGGCTTTCCGCGCATGTCACGCTGACCCCACGAACCGTTATTCCAAAGCGCGCCGTTTGATGCAGCGATGGCTTGCTTGATCCATTCGTTCATCCCGGCTCTGGAGCTGGTGATGCTCCGTCAGCGTTGCCGATGTAGTCCCTTGCGTTAGGGATTCCCAGCTTAGCTTTGGCTATCGCCACGACCAAAGGCTCCGTCTTTAGGGTTTACCCAGCGTAGGAGTGGTGGGATGATGGCTGCGATTGCACCTTTGCCAAAATCACGCGGATCTGTTGTGCCCGTCGAATAGACCGCAATGAGAGCTCCTACTACTGAGCGCGCGTAGCTGGCGAGCATGGCTTTGTCTTTAGCTTTCATCGTGTCCGTCCTTTGATTTGTTCTTGAGTCCGTTGGATGCAAGTAATCCTATTAGACCGCCAGAAAGTGTCATGAGCATTGGGTTGAGGACTGAGAAGGCTTCTGCGTCGTTTGGTGCTTGCTCGAGTGGCTGTGTTACAAAGAGCAGACCGTAAAGCAGCGTGAAGATTGAGCCTACAAAAGCACATGTCAGACCGATGCCGACGACAAGGATCAGTCGAGCTTTAATTTCATCGTTCGTGTATCTAGCCACAGCGACCCGTGCCAACTTGAATATCTGATGTCATCGTGATTGCTTTGTTCTTTGTTCGCACACAATTTACGCGCTCACGATCCGCGCATCCAGCGCATCCCCATAAGACGACCGCGATGAGCATGCCGTAGCCGATTAGGTAACGCCACTTCATCACGCTGGTGGGCTAGTGCGGTTCTCGTCAGATTGGATTTCTAAAATTTCTTCTTGTTCTGCTGATGTTGCAGGTCGCACTGTGTCATCAATTTGGATCTCAGTCATAATCATGCTTTCTTGTATCCGTATACATAGATTGTGCCACCTGTAAAAGTTCCACTTTCAGGTGTCAAAGTAAATGCTGTGTAACTTGTCGTGTTATTAAGAAAACCGCCGCCGCTACCGCCGCTTGTATCTTTTGCAATTTGCGGATAAACCTTTGTAATTTTCGTTGCAAAAGGGTCAATCAATTCAAGATTGACATTTAATGAGCCTGTATTAATTGAACCAACAGCCCACGATGATGTATTTGTTCCAGCCGTACTCAATACAGTTCCGCCGCTATAAACGACTAACGGCACACCGTAATAATATCCTGTTGTTGTAGAACCTAAAGTCATATAAATTGCATTGTTTGCCGCCGAACCTACGCCACCACCGACCATAATTTTGTATGCGTCGTAAGTGTTTGAGAATGCTCCGGTCACGGCAACTGATGCAACACCTGTCCCGATGACTTGTGACTTGATGAAAACTAATCCACCAGCGCCTTCAACATATGAGAAGTTGGCATTGAGTGAACTGGCGGTCAATACTTCGCCAGCGGTATATGTGGTGAGTGGCATAGTGCTTCCTAACTTAGTGCGTAGATGGTGTCAAGTGTGGAACTGTCCAGAATGAACAGCTGATAGACGGTTGTCGGGGATGTGTATATAGTGACCTGATGTGGCTGGGAATATGAGATCCGATGCTCAATGCCCTCGATGAAAGACTCCTGAGCGATGACACTGGTCGTTGTTGATGTGGTCGTTATGGTTTTTTCTACGCTGATCGTGTCACCTATTTCTAAGATTGCCACATTGTCGCGCTGAGATGTAGAGAGCATCTGAAAGCCTGTGTTCACGCTGGTGAGTGTCGCGGTCGGTTCGCCTTGGATTAGGTAGTTCGCAAGTGCGAGCGCTGCAGTGTCGTTGTGGACAAGGCTTTCGGTGTAGGCGACAGCTTGAATGAAGTATTTGGATTGGCTTGCCAGATCATCAACGGTCTCTGGTCCTGTCGCGCCTAAATGGGTAACGCTTGCCCTATTGACGACCTTGTCCGCGCCGAAATTGATTGACACAGAATCGTAGGGATAATGGCTTGGATCGTTGTCACCAAAATCCACAGAAGCTCCAGCAAGTGTCGATCCAATCCGCTTCTGGAATGTGAACACGCCAGACCGATCCACGAACGCGCGTCCTTGCTCTGCAGCCATGATGTCATTGAGATAGCCCTGAGCATTAGATCCGGACGGAACTGTGTACGCAGCTGCACCACCAAGTGTGACCGCCGATGTCTCTATTGATTGCTGACCTACTCCTTGGAAAGCATCAACTTCTGGAAGCGCAAGAAGGTTCACAACTCGAGTTGATGCGATCTCTTCGTGCACATTCCATTCATCTAAGAACGCTTGAGAAAGCAAATACTGGTCGTCTATTGCTTGAACTGCTACAAGATCGTTGCCGTCCAGATTGAACTGATAATCGTATGTGACGATGAAGCCTTGAAAAAGTGACTCAGCTACGCCCAGCGAGTTATATCGATAGAACCGCACTCGACGCATAGGTGCGATGCCTGGCTCATTGTTCGCAGGATCATAGGTTGGACTGTCCGTATTGAACGGATTGAACGCCCCATCCGCGAGCTGGTCGTTGAGTGTAAAGTTCATGATGCCGGGGACGAATTGGTCTCCGATGTCTCGTCGTCCTCGAGTGATGGATACATCAAGAACACCGTCTGTTACATCAGCAAAGTCGGTTGTCGGTCCGAGTTTGTAGGTTGTGTTATTGAGCACGCCTTTTGTCGCTGAGTCAAGTTGGAAGCTGGACGAGTCCCAGCCTGTGTCAATTTCAAGCAGGTACGAGCCAGACTGAATGACGGATGCTGGCATTAGTAGCGACCGCTAATTGGACGGACCGAGATGTCAGCTGGACCCGATGCTCGGTTGAAGCTCTTCACAGCGTCGATGACGACCTTGCCTGTTTGTGCGTTAGTCAAGACTCCACCGTTGATGTTCACTGTGTAATTGTTGCCACCGCGCTCTGCCATGATGCCGGATGTGTCGCCAGTAAATGTTGGTGATGTGGTCGGCGCGAGACTGATTGAGCTGACATTGCTGGCAAACTTTGCTCCAATGCCTTTGACATCTGCGAGCTTGAGGTTCGGGTTCTTGAGAAGCATTTCTGCAGCTTGGATTGCTGACTGTACGCCTGCCAAATACTGTTCCCCTTGCGTGACCCCTGCCTTGTAGAACTTGTCTGCAGCCAAAGTGCCCAAAGCATCCGCGACATAGTTGAGATCCGTCACTAGCTGGTTGATCCCATTGGGTCCTGTAATCGCTTCTGAGCCACCCAAAATGAGTTCTTTGGCGATTGCACTGCCAGCCTCTTGCCCAGCCTCTAGAACCTTGCTGAGCGCGTCCTCGGACAAGCCAAGTTCCAAGAGTTGCTCGACTTGTTTTCCAAATGCTTTTGCCCCGTTGGCTTGCTGTGTGAGTTGATTGAGGATCGATGTTCCGGCTTCTTTGGCAGCATCCGCTGCACCAGAAATTGAGAATTCGCCAGTGACTGATTCCGAGACTGTTTTCTTGAAGTCGTCGTAAGCCGTTTTTGCTTTTTCAAGTTTGTCTTTGGCTTCGTCAAGAGCTGTGGCAAATTGATCCTTGAGTTCTTCTCGAGCCTTCTTGATTTTCTCTGCCATCTTGTCTACCGCGCCACCAGCACCTTTTGCTGCAGTGTCAAAACCCCCGAGCGCTGTAGTTGCTAGTTCACCATTGTCTGACATGCGTTGAAGTTGTGAATTGCTGTATCCCTGCTCTGTATTGAACGCGCCGAGACTGCCTTTGAGTCCGTTCATTTGACGCTGATATAGAGCGAACGCTGCAACACCAGCGACGACTACTGCGATGCCAATACCGGTAGCAACTTGGACAGCTGTGAACGATGCAGCGAGCGCATAGTTGATACCAATGGTGATGACGCTTACGGTCTTCCATGCAGCGAGTGCGATATTGGTTCCGACAATTGCTGCAGCGATAGCTCCGATAGCAGTTGCAATACCGAGGATTACGCCTGCATTGTTTTGTGCCCAGATTGCAAAATTGGTAAACGCGCCGACCATGATCTCAACGACTGGAAGAAGCGCGGTTCCGATTGCTTCCTTCGCTTCGCCGAGCTGGATGGTGAGGTTCTTGAACTTACCCTGAGCGGTGTCCGCTGCAGCTGCAGCTGCTCCACCGAAAGTCTTTGAGAGTTGCTGAAATATCTCGTCAGCGGATGCTCCGTCTTTGATCAGCTGGAAGAGTTCTGGAGACAAATTCTTGATGGCTTTGGTGTTGCCGACATAAGCCTTTGATACTGCTTCAGATACTTCAGCAAGATTTTTTCCTGTTCCTGCAGCGATATCAAGCGAGATCTGTAGAAGGTCTTGTGCTGTAGCGATATCGCCAGTGGCTCGAACTAAGTTGCCTAACGCCGGACGAAGTTCATCGTCGGCGACTGCTGCGGTACGAGACAGCGAAGTGATGAAGTCTTCATTTGCTTTGATCTGTTTGTCTGTTGCTCCGGTTGTTGCCGAAAGTTGGCGCGCAAGTTGGACCTGTGCAGCTTGATCTTCTGCAGCTGCTTTGGCGCTCATGGCGAGACCGGTTGCCAATCCTGCAAGTGCTGCGGTCGCTGGGATGAATGCTTTCTTTAGTGCAAAGGATGCCTTCTCAGCGTTGGTCTCAAGTTTTTTGAACTCCTCAAAAGTTTTCTTGAGTCCGTCACCTTGGAAGTCGGTGATAATGGGAATGCGAATAGCCACTAGTTGCCCTCACTTCTTGCGATTGCTTCTGCGAGTAGTCGTTCAGTTTTCCAGACGAGACCTTGGATCTCATGCTCGAGGATTGACTCATAGCTCTCAGCGGTTGGATACATATAGCGCGACGCGCGACCCCAGTTGATGTTGAGGTTTTGGATCAGCGTGTTGTTCCATGTGTATCGGTATTCTTTGCCACCGTAGACACGCTTCTGAACAGTTCCGTCTTTGGCTTGGTTTCGTCCAGCCATGTCAAAAATTTGACCCCATGTTTCATTGGACTGAAATACAAACGCGCCGAGAGTCTCGTATTGTGCTCCCTTTTCTAGATTCTTTTTGCGTGCGCGTCGAGTGTCAATTTTGACATTGATCTTCTGATCTACTTTGGATCCGTACCACGGTCCACCGCGTCGCCATTTGCGATACATGCCAGACAATGGTGGCTCTCCCGGCACGGCAGTTCTTGCAGCTTGCACCATCGGCAAAGTGATTCGCTTGTAGTCGCGTGTAATTTCGCGTCGAAGATCTGGGGCAAGTTTGTTTAGTTGCTTGAGGGTCTCTTT